CAGGCCTTGAAGTTCGAACACTTAGTGTATAACGCTGTTTACCGCGACAAACAGTTGCGGCGTATGCTGAAACTTCAGCTGCGAAACCGAGGGACCACGGTCAACGGGATTTCCTACTCCGTGCAAGGCAGTCGCATGAGCGGAGATAGGAATACTAGCCTCGGAAATTGCGTTATTAACCTTGGCTTGCAGGCTGCAGTCATGGCGGAGCTGGGTATCAAGAAGTGGCACGTAGTGGTCGATGGGGACGACTGCGTGTTATTCCTTGAGAGATGTGATGTTGACACGGTCGTTAACAACATAGACCGTTATCACCGATACGGATTCAACATACAGGTCGAAGAGCTTGCCTCACGCTCGCGCCCTGATGTTGAGTTCTGCCAGGCTCGTTTGATCGAGCTGGCAGACGGCCCCAGGTACGTGCGAGACTGGAGGAAGGTCGTAAGTAACCTGGGGGTGACCAAAGCTAGTGCTACTTCTAGTAGGTCACAGTATGCGGAATGGCTTCATAGAATGTACTCTGTGTCAACTGTGGAGTCTATTCTTAATAATGGGGTTCCCGTGCTCGGGCCTTCCATGGAAGTGCTGCGTAAACGCACCCTGCACCTGATGCACAGGGCAGGGGTCCGGGTGCCAAGGGACCTTTGGAGCAAGGACCTATTACAACTCGGGTCCTGGCAGTGGTATTCTGGTTCTGGGCGAAAGCTGACCAAGGTGCCACTGCCCATCACGGAGCAGGCGCGAGAATCCTTCAGAGTGGCTTTTGGGATTCCTGCTTCGGATCAAATGGCCTATGAGGCCCAGCTCGTCGACATGTACGGCGACTGGAATGTGCCTGACCCACGCGCCATAGAGGTGAGATCCTACGGCGAGGTGGGCCGGGTCAAAAGTTCATGGTTTCCCACACACTTCAGCGAATACCAGTTAGACGCTTAAGTGGGTGGGGGATGCGGGCTGTGGTACCGCACAATAAACTATCACAGGGCCCATGCTCGGGTTCCCACTCTGGCCCGTAACAGGACCGCCGAGCGTCACGGCTGGGCCCCGCGAGGGGTCTAGGGTAGCAATCAGATTGGCAAGAATGCTCTTGGGGGCTATAGGCCCCCCCAAG